CAGGTCCAGTGGCTGAAAACTTAATCAAGTTTGCTGAGAATAAAGACTTTGGTCTAAAAATTCAAACCAGTGAAAAGACATTATTGGATTGTTGTACTGAAGTCGTGAAAGGTGTCAAATCTCACATTTCGGATATTGAAGTCTATAAAAAGGCAGTACAGTTTTACTTTCCAGAGGCTGATATCAAGTTTTCAATGGATATCCAATTAACTGAAGACGCAGATGTTATATCAAACAAGAAAATATCTATTGACTTAGATGATCTATTTTAGAAGGTGGTGCAGATATGAATGAAGTTACAGTAAACAGAGATGCTGGCATGATTGCCTATGAAATAAATATTATTAAAGATCAGGCGAATAAATTTTTATTACAGAGTTCTATTGAAATTGGCCGAAGACTTAAAGAAGCTAAGGATATGGTTGGTCATGGTAATTGGTCTAAATGGCTAAAAGATGAAGTGGATTACTCACAAAGAACTGCTTCTAATCTGATAAAAATACATGAAGAATTTGGAACTATTTCACTTGATAATCAAATTGGCAAGCAGATTGCCAATTTGGGTTATACGCAGGCTGTTGCAATGCTTAAGCTAGATGTTGATGCAAGAGAAGATTTTATGTTAGTACATGATGTAGATGACATGTCGACTAGAGAACTAGAAGATAAAATTAAAGAAAAAAAGGAAATTCAAGAATCAAAAGAAACACTTCTTAAACGCATAGCCGATCTAGAAGGTAATAACACCGAACTAGAGAACCAGTTGAAGACAAAAGCTGCTGAGATCAAGACTAAAGAAGGCGAAATAAAGACTCATCTGAAATCGATCAAAGGTTTAGAGAAATCAGCAAAAGACTTAGAAGATAAGATTCTTGCAAGTATGGAGGAAGAACCAGATTCTGGTTTACTTAAAGAAAAAGATAATGAACTTAAGAAACTCAAGGATGATATCAAGTTTAAGAAACAAGAAATTATTCGATTGGAAAGTGAACTAAGTGCTAAGCCTAAAGAGGTTGAAACTCAGCAGATCATGTATGAAACACCTAAAGAAGTTCTTGAAGAACTTGAGGAACTAAGAAACAAAGTCAGTACTTCAGAACATGCTATCAAGTTTAAAAGTTCTTTCGATATACTTATGAATCAGTTTAATCATTTAATAGGCATTGTTGATGATATAAAGACATCAGAACCAGGAGAGTATGATAAGTATAAAGGTGCAGTCAATAAGTTACTTGTTAAGCTTGCTATTGAGTAGGTGATCATATGGCTAAAAGAATGAAACAAGAAGAAATAGATGGTTTAATGAAAATGATGCCTACATTACCTAAGAGTTTCGGTGATTGGATGATGACCACTCCTTTCACCGGCATTAGTTACATGTTTTATAAAAAAATCAATAAGGTAATGTATGGGTTATGTAGTAAATGTGGTGAGTTAGAGGCATTTAAAAGCAATAAGAAACATAATGACACAGGTAGGTGTAACAACTGCAATTCAAAAGTTACTTTCAAGGCGATTAACAAGGCTAAGACATATCAAGATATTGAGTTTACATCAATCATTCAAAAGCTTGGTGATGGCTATGTTGTTAGATACTTCAAAGTTAGAAGGTTCTTCAAGACATATGAGGACTCTACTGAAAATTTTCCAGAAGTAATCTTAGATAGGCTAAAAAATCCAACCTTTGATTATTATGAAGGTTCAAGAGTTTATATATGTTTTAATAATCGAAGTAGAAGTCAATATCATTATTTTGAAGAAGTCTGGAGTCATAAGATAAATGATAATCGATGGGTAAATGAAAGAACTCGAAGTTCATTCATGAACAAAGAATTAATCAGAATTGAAAATCCTGTGTTATACAAGAGAAACCTTAAGAGTGTTTTGAAAGATTCACCTTGGAAATATTGTGGCCTTAACTTTTTCAAAGGCAAGCACATGAATATTGATGATTACTTATGTGCCTATGAGAAATACCCATCACTTGAGATGTTATGCAAACTTAACTATAAAACACTGATGAATCAAGTAATTTATAGAGCTAATCGTTGGGGTAGTGTTGATGGTCTTCTAAAAATGAATGAAAAGAGATTAGGCTTATCCGCAAAATCGTTTAATCTAGCTAGAAAACTGGATTTGAACATAAGTGGAGTTGAGTTCATTCACACTCTTGAAGAACGAGGCAGGAAGCTAGATGACGGTCACATTAAATGGGTGCTAAAGTATGTTAATCCAGAAGTCTTTGTTCAATTACTTAAATGGATCACACCACAAAAGGCGATAAATTATATCTCAAAGAATACTAAAGCATTGACTAGGTCAGGTGAAACAGTTTATTACCCCAATCGATATAATTTTGCAACAACCTGGAGAGACTACTTAAACATGTGTGAAAAATTGAAATTAGATTTAAAGAGCGATTTTGTATTGTTCCCTAAGAATCTTGAAGAGAAGCATGATGAATATAGTGAGCTGATTAAGGAGAAAGTTGCAGAAGAACGAGATCAAAAGATAAAGTTTCAATATGAAAAATGGAATAAGATTTTATGTTTTAAATCAGGCCAACTTAATATTGAAGTTGCAGGTAATCATGAATCAATAATACATGAAGGGCAATCCCAAAGACATTGTGTTGGAAATGCGGGATATTCTAGAGACATGGCTGAGGGAAAGATTTTGATCATGTTCATAAGAAAAAATGGAGCACCTTACTACACTGTGGAGTTTAACCAAAATAATCTTGAGGTTAAACAGAATCGTGGTTTTAAGAATAAAGATGTAAACAAAGAAGTTGAGAAGTTCATGAAAAAGTGGGAGACCAAGGTCCTTATGAACTTAAGTAAACCAACAGAATTAGCTATGTAGAGAGGTGATGATGGTTTTGAGTAACAAAATTCTATGGAACAATGAAATGGCATTAGCTATATGCCTTAGATCTGAACTGGATCAAGATGAGTTTGAAGTAGAAGCGTTGAATACACACCTAGAATTAACAGGTGATGAATTAATTAAGGGTGAATATATCATACATGAACAATCAATGATTAGAGTATTAGAGGTTGTTTAGGATAAGCCAATAGGAGAAGAATGAAGAAAGAAATTAAGAAATTAATAGACTCAGGATATACAGTCGAAGAAATAATTGCAGAGCTTAAAGAACATCAAGGAGATCAACAAGTAAGGTGCGAGTTTTGTAATAGCAGATTAGCAGATTTTGAAAATGGTATTATCACAATCAAGTGTAGATGTGGTGAATATACTAAAATAATATGACAGAGAGCCCAGAGCTCCAGTGGCATTAGCTTACTGGTGCTCTGTTTTTTTAGGGGGAAAAATGAAGTTAAAAAAAGAGTATAAAGAAAGTATAATCAGTACATTGATGTGTTATAATCTCATACTGGTACATATTGATGATTTAAAAAAGAGGTTAGCTGAGGTTTTTATTAACGATGGTGTTACAGCTATTGATTATGCAGGTGATGGTATAAAGACCAATAACATAAACAAGTTAGTTGAGAACACTGCTTTAAAGAATCTTGAAGATATCGAAGCAATTAGAACAGAACTTGAAATTGCACAGTCTAAGCTTAATAGATTAGATGCTGCTATAGGTTCACTAGACATGCAACATAGACAAGTTATTATATATAGATTTATAAAAGGTTATTCATGGAATGAAATCACACAAGAAATGAGTTATTCTGTTAGAATGTGTCATAAGTTAAAAGATGCTTCATTAGAAAAATTAGCTTATATCTTCTATGGTGAAAGAGCATTTGAATTGATGATTGGAGAATGCATTATATAAGGTGTGCAGATTTAGTGCATATAAAATGCGTTTTTACTGTGCTATAGTGTTAATATGGAAGAATTGAACCAGCGAGATAGTCTTGCTGGTATTTTTATGGAGAAAATCATGGAAAGAATAGTATTTGAAAATAAAAAAGAAGAGATAGCTCTCAAGTTAGAACTAAGAAAAGAGATTATCCATGAGATTAGAGAAAGCTGCAAATGTAGGAAATGTCCTCATTTTAGGAAGTATCTGAAGAACAATGGAGTCAGTATTGAGAATAAAAGGAATTAATAGGCTGAAGCTAATTGAGCTGAAACAAGAGATTGAATTAATACTTGAGATTACAGAACCTATTAGAGATATATCTAATGCTGATGATGTTGAAATTGTTAGAACGCTTTATATTGAAAAAGGAAATATAAACGAAATCATAGAAGCGTTAAATGCTAGTGGTTTCAAAGTGCCTTCACAAAGAGGTTCTAGAAAATATATCTCAAGTGATATTGCAGAAATCTTAAACCAAAAAGATGAATCATTAGCTAGTATGATTGCTAACTGGTTTTATATGTTTAATAAAGGTCGATGTGGTTGGAAAGCTTTGATTAGAAAATGTGATGGAATAAGGAAGTAATTATGAACTATGTAGATCCAATAAAAGATGTAGGAAAAGTTCATGATATAGAAAACTATTTAAAAAGGACATCAGAAAGAAATCATTTGATGTTTGTAGTAGGTATAAATACTGCGTTAAGAATATCTGATCTTAGAGAATTACGAGTGAAAGATGTTAGGAATAAACAACAGATCAGAATCAAGATTGATAAAACCGATAGATATCATGTTTTACAGGTTAACAGTAAATTAAGAAAGTTGTTCAGAGAACACTGTAAAGGTAGACATCCTGATGATTATTTATTCCAATCAAGAAAAGGTATTAATCAACCGCTTGGAAGAGTCCAGGCATATAATATCATTCATGAAGTTGGTCTTATGTTTGGCTTAGATAATCTTGGCACTCATTCATTGAGAAAGACTTATGGATATCATTTTTATAAGCAAACGAATGATGTAGTTACACTACAAAAGATATTAGGACATAGAAGTCCAAAAGAAACATTAGAGTATATTGGCATTGAGCAAGAGAACGTGAATGAAGCCATGAAAGGCTTTGTTCTTTAATTTTTTTGTGCTCTAATTAAACATAAATGCAACAGTGTCAATTCAAATAAAATAATTTAGATAATTAAGTTGTTTCAATAGTTTGGCTAGATTCATGAATTTAACACACCCCATGATATGTTTAATTCGTCAAATTGGCATCAAAGCATTGAAAACACTTAAACAGGAGTGGTTTTGCCAAAAAAAGTATGTTTGAATGGTTCTTGTAACAATCTTGTGAGTAAAAAAGAAAAATATTGCTCAATATGTAAGCCAAAGATGGACCAAGTCAAAAAAGAAAAGAATCGAAAATATGATGATTATGTTAGAGAAGAAAAGACTGTGAAGTTTTATATTTCAAGAGAATGGAAGAGAGTTAGACAAGCTGCTTTAGTAAGAGATCATCATTTATGTCAGGAATGTCTTAAGCATAATATAATTAAATCAGCTGAGATTGTTCATCATATCATAGAAATTAAAGTGGATTGGAACAGGCGTTTAGATATTACTAATTGTGAGAGTGTTTGTAAAAGTTGCCATAATAAATTGCATATCTAACTACCTTTATGATATCCTATATTTGGATATTGAAAGGAGAGAATTATGAGATTAGCCATTATTGTTGGAGTTGGTACATATAACATACTTACTGATTTACCTGCATGTATAAATGATTCCAATGCAGTTGAAAAAATAATTAGAATGACAAAAAAGTATAATGAAATTGCAATTGTAAATAATACCACAAATGCAAGAGATATTATGCTTAAAATAACTGAAGTAGTTGAAAAATATAATGATAAAGACGTATCAGAACTGTTTTTTTACTTCAGTGGACATGGAGAATATACAAATAATGAGTTTTACTATTTATGTTCAGATTTTAATCCGGATAGGAGAAACTCTACAACTTTAAAAAATAGTGAACTTGATGAGTTATTCAAAACTCTGGCTCCTAAACTTATGATAAAAGTAGTAGATGCATGTCAGTCAGGAGTATCATATATTAAAGAATATGCTCAATTAGAGAAGTATCTAATAAAAAAGCAAGAAGGTTTCAAGGATTTGTATTTTATGTTTTCTTCTCAAGCAGATCAATCTTCATATGCAGACAATAAGATGAGTTTTTTTACAAAAAGTTTTATTAATTCAATTTTGAACTGCGAGGATAATATTATTAGATATAGAGACATCACAAACTATATAGCTGACGATTTTCAAGGAATAGATGATCAAGTACCTATTTTTGTAAATCAGGCATCTTTATTAGAAAAATTTGGTGAGATACCAAAAGCTGATCGTGATGATTACATTAAACTTATAAAAAATGATAAAGAAGTTCCTAAAGAACTGACATTAGTAGAACGTGTGAAATTAAAGACGAGCCAATACTGTACTGATGAAGATTTAGTTAGTATTTATAGTTCAATAGAATCTTTCTTAAAGAACTATACTTATAATGAAAGTCTTGACGAATTGTTTGATATCGAAATTACTACTCAAAAATACGATGATCTAAATGGTCATGAAGAGATTATTCAATATATTGAAAAAAAGAATAATATTAAGTATAGGGCTAAAGTAGAAGACAAAAGTTTAGCTAGTACTATTAATGGTTCAACGTTTGATACCTTCTATATAAAGATAAAACGTAAATTTGAGTCATTAAGAGATTATAATATTACCCTATTTCCAGTGTTTAGTGATAAAAATGTGCTACTGTTTCATTTAACATGTCCAATACTTATTGAAAATGATAAATGGACGTCTTTGGGACATACAGATTGGTACTATTATGATATGCCTGTCAAACCACTCGAGAGGTTAGAAAATAAGATTAGCGAGATTATAGAAAATTATGGAAAGGTTATACTAGATTATGAAAATAAAGAACACCAAGACATTGATATAAACGAGCAAGAAGAATATCATAAGAAAATTATAGAACATGATGATGATATTCCATTTTAGAGAAGGGGGCGGGCTATTTTTCTAAGTTAGATTGGAATCACCGCAGCCCCCATGTAAAAAAGAATTTTTTCGTTTTTCAATTTAAAAGGGGATATAATGAAGATATTTAGTAATGTGCCTGCTAAACTAATAAAGAACTCTAGTGGTTTATACGAAAATGACTTAGTAGGGATAGGATATAAAGTTGACTGCTTAACAGAATTATTGACGAATAAACATTTTCTTAATAAATGTAAGATGATTGCGTTGTACGGAGTTTGGGGCAGTGGAAAGAGTACAATTTTTAATACAATAATGAATGATTTGGAAGATGATTTTACTTTTGTTTACTTTGAAGCATGGAAATATGACAAAGATCGTAATTTATCATTATCTTTGATGGAGATGATTGCAGATAATTTTTCCAAGAATAGTTCTTTTCTAAAAAATGTAAATAAGGATTTAATTTTAGCATGTAAATCATTGTTTAGTTTTAGTAAAAATCTTTTACTGTCAACTCAGATAAATTTGTATGGAGTCAATGTAGATTTAGGTAGTTCAGCTCAGAAAACAATTGATGAGTTGAATAATGAAAAAGATTTAAAGTCATATTATGCATATGTTGAAGACTTTAAAACTAGTTTCAAGGAACTAATCGAGAACTATAGAGAGGCAACGGGTAAAGAAATTGTAGTTATATTAGATGACTTAGATAGATGTGATCCAGAGAGCACTCTATCATTGCTAAGTGACATCAAACATTTTTTTACATATGATGAAAATGTAACATATGTATGTGGACTTGATAAAGAAGCAACTTCTAGTGCTATTGCTATGAAGTACCATTCATATTTAAGCCCAGAGGTATATCTTGAAAAGATATTTGATTATACTATTGAGTTACCTGTTTCAAACAACAAAAGAAGTTTAGTTGAAAAGTTTAAATCAAACTTAGCTGAAATTGGAGTCAATTGCAATAGTGACTTCGTTTATTTGATAGAGGATTTTTTCTACTCAGTTGGAATATACAACCCACGTAGAATAAAAAAAACATTAAATAAGTATTGTATGATTATGATTATGAGCAAGGAAATAGAAAGAATCAAAAGAATGGATTTCATAAACACATTCGAGGTTATTGTAGATCTGTTTTTCATTTATATTTTAGATTATATTCCTGATATTGCTGCTGAAATTGATAGCAGTTACTTTAACGTTATGAATATTTTTAAGAAAGCCACTGTTATAGAATATGATACATTTCAAATGAATAAAGAGAACCTTAGTGAATATTACAATTATAAATTTATTTATCCACATGAATCTGTAAGTGACAGTTCAAAAGAGGAGTTATATTTTGCACTTAGTTTTGCAACTAAAACCTTTATGAGCTCCCTTGTAAGTAATCATTTTGTTGAAGTTGATAGTTACAATCTATATCGGGTAAAATATTTTTATGAATTTTCATCACTCTATAGTGATGATGAAGAGATTATTGGTAGATTTATTAGTTACGCTTCTATTGAGTTGTTTAGAGAAACTGATAGAATGACAGACAATAAACCATCTTTTATTATAAATGAACGTTTAAGTCTGATAAAAAAATACAATTAGGAGGCTTAAATCAAAGGTAGAAAAGTATTTAGTATAGAATCAATCCTTGAGAATGGTAATAAAGCTCATTTAACCAAGGAAGAGATTCGAATAAGGAAAAAGCAGGAAGAACAACTTAATAGTTTAAAGACTGATAAGATAAAACCTCCTACTTGGTTGGGTAAGGAAGCTAAGAAAGTCTTTAAGAAGATAGTAATGGAGCTCGAGGTAATCGGGCTCCTTTGTAATGTAGATATCTATACTTTAGCGGTGCTGGCTGATGCAATCGAGAAGTATATCATGTGCGTTATATCTCTCCATGGGGAAGAACTAACTGTAGAGTATACCAATAAAGCTGGCTTTGCAAATTATATCGAGAATCCTATCATTAAAACTCAACTTAAGTATGCTGAGTTAATTAGAAAGTATTCCTCTGACTTTGGACTATCACCAGTGGCACGTTTAAAGATCATACATTCATCAGCTGAAGAAATGTCAGATGATGAGTTAGATTTTGAAAGTGAGTTTGGATAATGTTCAACACGATTTTAGAAGAGTTAATGCAATATAGCTCTAAAATAATATCAAATGAGATTGTATCATGTGACAAACATAAAAAAGCTTGTAAAAGATTCATGAATGATCTTCAGAGAATGGAGACTGATGAGTCTTTTTTTTATTACTGGGATGAGAATGAAGCTAGAAAAGTGGTAAAGTGGTTTACCTTTATGAAACATAGTAAAGGTGTTTTAGCAGGAAAAGCAATTCATCTAACTTCCTATCAAAAGTTCTTAGTTTGTAACATTTATGCATGGAAACATATGGAGACAGGATATAGAAGATTTCGATATGTTTATAATCAGACTGCCCGTAAGAATGCTAAGTCACAAGTTGAAGGTGGTATGGCATCTTATGAAGCAGGTGGCAGAGGTGTAAAAGCAGCAGAGATATATACCTTAGGTGTAGAAAGAGAACAGGCTAAGATAGTATTTGATGAAATTGATCTTATGTGCGGTCCAGTAGTAAGAAGAAGGTTCAAGTTTAATCAGAAAGAAATCACTCATGGTAAGAGTAAATCATTTATAAAGCATTTATCTAAGAAAGCTGGCAAAACTGGTGATGGTAAGAATCCGCAGTTAGCTATTATAGATGAATACCATGCTCATCCAACAAGTGAGCAATATGATGTTATGGTATCTGGTATGTTAGCCAGAGCAGAACCATTGATAGTTATTATTACTACTGCAGGTTCTGACTTTGAGGATAAACCATGTTATGCAGAGTATAAATATTGCTCAGATATCTTGGATGGTACCATTGATAATGATGAATACTTCGTTATGATATGTGAGCTAGATAAAGATGATGATCCAAAAGATGAGGAAGTATGGCCAAAGGCTAATCCTATAGCATCATCTTATCCTGAAGGTATGACATATCTAAGAAATGAATGTAAGCGTGTATATGGTTCTGGCGATGAAGAAAAAATAAGAAATTTTCTAACTAAGAACTGTAATATATGGGTTAAGTTTGGTGAAAACAAGTTCATGAACATTGATCATTGGTATGCATGTACTAAAGATATCACTTTTGAAACCTTTAGAGGTATGGACTGTTATATTGCAATGGACCTTTCGAAATCTGGTGACTTAACGAGTATCTCATTTGAGTTTCCATACTTAGAAGGTGAAACTAGAAAATATGCTTTTTTAAGTCATAGCTTTTTACCTATTGAAACAATGAATGAAAA